GGTGGTAAGCAATATTACTACGTCAGTATTAGATGGCACTATAAATCCATTAGAAGCTATTGTAAGCCTTAAAAAGCTTGAGGAGATAGTAAAGAAAGCAAAAGCTAGTATAAACGAATCAGTAATGTCTGAGGCTGCTAAGTATGGTAAGACCTTTCAGTATGGAGATGCTGAGATAACAAACAAAGCTAGTGCAGGTCGTTATGACTACTCAAACATCATAGAGATAGTATCAAAGGAATTAGCATTAAAAGCTTTAAAGGATAAGCATAAGGCAGCTTTGAAAGTTGATGTAATTGACTTAGATACAGGAGAACTAATACAAGCACCAATCTACAAAGGAGGTAAAGAGATTATCTCAATCAAATTAAATAAAGAACTGTAATGAATTTAGAAAAATTAAAAATCCAAATACCTTTTAAATGGAGGGTACAATCAGCAAATCAATGGGGAGCATCTTGTGTAGCTTATATAGACGCAAGAGATTGCCAAGACATATTAGACCAAGTATGTGGTCAAGAAAATTGGCAGACTATATACTATGAAAGTGCAGGTTTACTATTTTGTAAAGTAGGAATAAAAATTGAAGAAGATGAATGGGTATGGAAGTCTGATACAGGTTCAGAGTCTAATGTAGAAAAAAACAAAGGACACGTTTCAGATGCTTTTAAAAGAGCTTGTGTGAAATGGGGGATAGGAAGATTTCTTTACAGTAAGACTATTGTGAAGCTACCTGTAAAAGAAAAAAATGGTAGGTTTGCACCTTACTCAGCAAAGACAGGTAAGTTCATCTATGGAGATGACATAACAAAATGGTGTAACTCAATTAGTAACAAATAATTTAATTAATAAAGACCTGCAAAAACAGGCACAATAAAAATGGATGTAAAAGGAAAATTAGTAAAGAAGTTAGACGTAGAAAGCGGAATATCAAAGTCTAAAAAAGTTTGGAAAAAGCAAACTGTAGTAATTGATACAGGAGCAGAATATAATCCTGAAATAGCAATAACAGCTTTTGGAGATGAAAACTTAAGGGACTTGGATAAACTATCTGTAGGAGATTCAGTCTTGATCAAGTGTAATGTATCATCAAGAGAATACAACGGAAGGTACTTCCACAACATTGATGGGTATTGGTTTGCAAAAACTACACCTGAAACAGCTGCACCTGTTGAATCTGATGATTTACCATTCTAAGATGACACAAGAAGATAACTTTAAAAACTTATGCAACCTAACAACATCTTTGTTAGGCTTGCGTAAGGGTTCTTTAGCCTACAAAAGTAGAAGACAAGAACTTCAAGTAGCAAGGTCTATTGCAAGTGTTATAGCTAGAAAAGAATATGAAATACCTCATTCAACTATTGCAAAGGTTATTAATAGAGATAGAACTTTAATCTATCACTATGAGAAAAATCATAAACATAACTACGCAACCTTTCCTAAATACAGAGATATTTTTAATAAAGTTTTTAATGCTTTTCAATCTATTGAAGATTCTAAAAAAACATTCTTTGACTTATTTCAACTGAAAGACTATCTAAGAAAAAATGATGTTAATGATAGTGTAAAGCACCAAGTAACAATAAGAGTTAAATCAGGAGATGTAGGTACAGACATCAAAGTTTCTTACAGGGACTTCTATAATCAATTAGAAAATGTTAAACTTGCACTTCAGAATTTTAAATATGAGATTGAAGTAATTACCCTATGAAAGAGAAACCTAACTACTACGCAATAATACCTGCTGAAGTCAGATACAGTAAAGCATTAATACCTAACGCTAAATTGCTTTATGCTGAAATAACTGCTTTATGTAATATGAACGGAAAATGCACAGCTTCTACTGAATACTTTTGCAGACTGTATGAAGTTAGTAGGGTATCTATTCAAAAGTGGCTTAAGAATCTTGAAGATAATAATCATATTAGACGTGTTAACATATATAAACAGGGTAGTAAACAAATAGATACAAGGGTGATAACTTTGGTTAACATACCTAGTAAAGAAAAGTTAACAGATAATACTAATATAAATATAACTAATACTAATCTTACAGATAGTAATACTAAGGGGAGTTTTGTTAAACCTACAATAATTTATATTAAAGAATATTGTAAAGAAAGAAAAAACAATGTAGATGCTGAAACATTTTTTGATTTCTATGAAAGTAAAGATTGGTTGATAGGTAAAAACAAAATGAAGGATTGGAAAGCTTGCGTAAGAACTTGGGAGAAAAGCAGAAATAATAAAAATAATACTAACGACAGAACTACTCCTCATTTTCATCAGAAAGGAAAAGACTATGGGGATGGTTCATTTTAAAAAAGAATATGAGAACAATAGAAGATACATTTAAAATAGCTGAATTTCTTAAACCTAAAGTTTACAATAGGTTTAGGTTAGGAACTAAAGAGGAACTGAAGGAAATGTTTGTTAAGGCTTTTAAGCACTATGACAGAACGATAGACACTTACAATCATCTTCCTGCTTATGACGAAATAATTGATTGGATGGTAGATAATAAAGGTAGAGGTCTAATGTTAATGGGCGAATGTGGTTTAGGTAAATCTACTATTCTTAACTTTGTTATTCCTGCAATATTTAGAACCAAGACTAATAAGGTTCTTAAAAGTATAGCAGCAAAAGACTTAGTAGCAATAGAGAAAAATATAGCTACTTTTATTATCATAGATGACTTAGGAACTGAAAGCATTAAGAATGACTATGGAACTAAGATTGATGCTGTAGCTGATGCTATTTCTTATGCTGAAGATAGTTCAAAGACTTTACTGATAACAACTAATTTGGATGCAGAAGATTTAAATAAAAGATATGATGAAAGAACTTTAGATAGATTAAGAAAGTGTAAGGTAGTAGTAATAAAAGGAAATAGTTTTAGAAATTAAAAATAAAAGAAATGAAGAAAGAAGAATTGTACGACCCTGTAAAAACAGGAAGTTTCCAAATGATGTTTGGATTCCCACAGCCAAGTACATACCGACCTCAAAAGTGGGTATCAATTAAAAAGCCTAAAGAAGAAAAGAATGAAGTTCGAAAACAAAGCAAATAAATTAAGGGAGCAAGAAACTCTTAAAACATTTGCTAATCATTTCGGATTGACATTTGCTAAGCATCCTGAGTATGCACATATAGACGCAGCTCTTTATAACAAAGGAACTCTTACAGGATTTGCAGAAGTTAAAGGAGTTCATAAAAGTATTGAAAAAGCTCAAGATGTAATAGTTTCAATGAGGAAGATAGTAAGAGGTCAGATGTTACAAGTACAAAGTAAAAAGCCTGTAGCTATTTTATGGGCATTTGATGACGCTATAGTCTATGAAAGAATAAACAACTTAAAAGGAATCTTCTACTATGGAGGAAGGGCAGTAAGAGAAGGTAGTACATTTGACCAAGAGATGTTAGTTAAAGTATTAATCAAAAACTTAATTAGAATATGAAAAAGACAATCAGTAAACTAAAGAAGGAGTTAGATAAATGGTTCAGTCTTTACATAAGACTTAGAGATGCTAATGAGTATGGAATGGTTCAATGCTTTACTTGTGGGGTAGTCAGAGGTTACAAGGACGGAATGCAGAACGGACACTTCCAAAGCCGTAAGCATATGGCAACAAGATTTGATACAGAAAATTGTCAGGTTCAATGTATCAAGTGTAATATGTTTAGTCAAGGCGAGCAGTTTAAGTTTGGACTTAACTTAGATGCTAAGTATGGAGAAGGAACAGCAGAGGAATTAGAGTTCCTAGCAAGGACTACATTTAAGATTTCAAGAGTAGAATATGAAGATTATATAAGTTACTATAAAAACATTGTTGAAAACTTAAAAGAAGAAAAAGGAATAGAGTAACATTTTGATTATCTTTGGCGTATGATAGAACCAATCTACGCAAATAATGAACACCGAGTAATTATAGAAACTTATATTACAATGTGTAAAGAGTTCGCAAAGGAAGTGAGTACCAAAAATAGATATGAGAATTACTTAGAAGTGGTTGAAATTATTTTAGAATATCATAACAACTACGGAGCAGGGCAACGTGAAGACAACTTTTGGGATTGGTTATTAATAATACCAATTAACTTAGCAGTAGCAACTAATGGATTCTTTGCAGGTATAGAAACAAAAGGAAATTCAGCAGTAGTCAGAGCATACCGAGTAGTCCTTGATGAATTAGTACAGAGTACAGTAGATAAGATAGATAAGATAGAACCAATTAATGACTGAGATTTACGAAGAAATATCAAAGCTATCAGATAAGTTTAGGACTATGGCTTTTGGGCTTACCCCTGATGAGAACGAGGTCAATGAGGCTGTTCAAGAACTTATGATGTATTTTTTACAGATGAATACTGAAACATTAAAAGCTATATACGACAAAGATGGAATAGATGGAGTTACACGTTACGGAGCAGTTGCATTAAGGAGAGCATTAACAAGTCCACGAAGTAATTACTATTATAAGTACAAGAAGTATTACACACACATAGACAGTCTAACAAGTGCAGTTACTTATGATGAAATGGAAACAGGGGAAACAATACCATCTAAACACCTTTACAACTTGCCTAATGAAATAACAGACGACTATCAATGGACTAGCCTCGAAAAGATAGATAAAGCCTTAGAAGACAATTTTTCTTGGTACGATACTAAAGTTTTCCAATTATACTATCACGAGTCAAACACACTAGACTCACTCGCTGCTAAGACAGGAATAAGTAGAAACAGCTTGTTTACAACAATAGATAAAGTAAGAGTACAATTAAAACATAAGTTAAATGAATAAGTTCTTTGTACCTAAAGATATATATGAAGATAGAATAAACATTTGTAAGTCTTGTGTGTATTACTTTAAGCCTTCAGGACAATGTAAGAGGTGCTTATGTTTTATGAAAGTCAAAGCTAGAATATCAAGTCAAGAATGTCCTCAGAAGTATTGGAGTAAAACAACAGAAGTAGAAGTTAGAACAGATATACCTGAAGAAATAATAGCAGAGATTGTATTACTTTGGGAGGACTTGAAAACAGGTAGAGCTAAAGACCAAACGGCAAAGAAGAAAATGATTGAGATATACAACACGTTATACAGCACCAACTACTCAACAGGAACTAATTGTGGTTCTTGTATAGCTACTTGCTTTGATGGAATAAAGAAGATATATAAAGAATACTCAGGAAATAATTAATCAATAAAGGGTAAGACCTAAAAAGCTTTTAATTTTTCAGACCTGAGTAGTAAAGGGGGGGTGTGGTTACCTCCCTAATACAATTAAAACAATAGATATGGAAAGAACATACAAAACAATCAAGTGGGTGTTGAAAGGACACATCAAGAACAAAGTAAATTCTTTATGGATATGGGAAGAAGATAACTTCACTTGTATCTTTGATAATTATTCAGGAAAGGAAAGAATATATACGAGTGCACAATTACTAAGACTATTATCAGAATAAAACTATGATTATATTTACATTACTAGGCATCTTAACAGCAATCTTCTTATTTGTGGTTATCCTTATGACTATATTAGAAACAAGAATAAAGAACAGAAGAAAAGAAAAACTCTTTTGGAATATGGAAAACTTAGATAAAAATAGAAGTTACGAAGAAATACAAAAACAAAATGAAAAACAATAGAATACCAAGTTACTACATAGGAAGAAGATACAAGATAGAAGCACGTAAAGTCATTGAAGACTTTGACTTATCTTACAATCTAGGAACGGCAGTAACTTATCTTTTACGAGCAGATAGGAAACACGACTCTCCGATAGAGTGCATACAGAAAGCTATAAATCATTTAGAGTTTGAACTTGATAAGCTAAAGAGATGACACTATACACTTGCGAATGTGGAAAGACTAGAGAACTATCTAAGGCTACAATAGTCTACAGAGATGGTGCTTGGGTAGCAAAGGAAGCTGAATGTGATGAATGTGGTAAGTATATGGATAGTGAACCAACAGAAGGAATACCAACACTTCAAAGAACAGAACCTAGTCTAACTAAGAGAAGGGATAAGTTATGGGAAGGAGCAAAGGAAAAGCTAGTAGGCTCAAGAGGAATTAATGAATCCTTTGACTAATGAAGTTCGTGATAAAGTGTGATAAAGATAAGCAAACTCTAATAAACTATTTAAAGGAATTAGGGAATGAC